ATCCATCCTCTTTTTAGCTTTGTATCTGGCGGTGACATCTACTTCCAGTCTATTGTTGCGATACTGATTTTAACAATGGCATCAAGTATTTTAGGCAATTATGCAGCCATGGGACTGCCTTATCCAAAGGCACTCAACAGTGTTATTGACACTGAAAAGTACAAGCAGGATCCAGTAAGTACAACTCCAGTTGAAGTACCTGAGGCAAAAGTTGAAGTACCTGCAACACCTGCTGATAGTGAGGCAAAAGTTGAAGTACCTGCAACACCTGTTGAAGTACCTACTGAAGCAAAACATGCTGACAGTCAAACAACAGATAATAGTCAAAAACAATAATCTGATATTATTATTGTATAAAAATATTTTAGGAGGTCTTTCAAATGAAGACAAAATTTAGTTTCAAACCAGAAGGCGCATCAGAACCAGTCGTTTTACACTTTTTACGTACTTTGAATACAGAAAAAATGTATCGAGATATTTTATCCGAAAAATTAGGTCGTCCAGTTGAATTTCTTGCTGACTTGACTACAACCGTACAAATCTCAAAAGATTTATCACAGGATAAAGACGGTGCGCTTGAACGATACCTTGACTTGAACTTTAGCACAACTCGTCACGACTTGCTTACTTTTATGTATGCACGTGTTGAAAATGGCACTTTAATACAAGATGATGCTAGTCGTAAAGAGTATGAAAATCTTTGTGACAAGTATGACTTCTCTGAAGATGAAGCTTTAGGTGCTTGCTTGAAAAGCTAGTCATATGTCTAACTATCTCGCACCGAAAGGAAGTGAAGAGGAAGCTAGTGGAAGTGATTTCTATAATATCTACGAAATTATAGCAAGTTTAATGTATATCCATCAGCCAATATCTGAAATTCTTCAACTAGATCCATATGACGCTTTGGTTTATCTAAAAGCATATGGCAAGATAACTAAACCGAAAAAACACTAAAAAAAGGTATACTCATTATGGGTATACCCTTTTTTAGACTATATGAAGTCAACATAGTGTATTGTAGTCTCAGTCATTCTACTAGTCACATCTTGCTTTCTAAAATTACTTATTGCGTAAGATACAGGGACATTTTTTGATAGCATATCAGGCAATGCTTGTATTCCGCGATCTTTTATCGTAGAAGCATCTGTATTTACTTGCCATGTCCAATCTGCATTACGACCTGGACCAATACCTTTATATCCATGTGTATCAAGTGAATCATTGTAAGTACGGTCATATGCTTGACCATCACTAGATAAAAATAATCCTGTGCCGTCACTCGATTGAGGATTTATATCTTGCTTTCTATCAACAGATAACGTATTTGTTCCATCAGAAAATTTTGCGTGATATGGAACATAGTCAGTATCAGTTGCAGGATCATACATATCTTTATCAGGGATCGTAAGTACTGTAGTCTGATTAAGTTTTTTCATTAGTGACCCAGTAGCAGGTATACTATCGACCCAGTACCATGTGCCTCTCATTTCTAAAGTGACAGTAGATACTATTCCATTTTCGTAGTTATTTTCGGTGAAGTCGATGTGCTTCACAATAACTTTTTTTAAAAACTCAGTGTGGTCTGCAGAATAAATATCATTTATGACGCCGATCTCATAAATATAAGGCAGAATCTCGTTTACAAACTGCATTCTTTCGATCCTACTGCTGAAAGTTATCGAAAACTCAGAGTCATAATTTTCATATACAAATATTGTACTTGAACCGGTAACAAAAACGTCTGACGCTGTTGGATTTAATTCATTTATGTCAACAATCGGCAAATATTTATATAAAGTTGATGTATCAGCTGTGTTTACCATTGCATTATTGCTTACAATTGCGCCTTTTTGCTGCTTATTTATATCGTAGTAATACAAAGTTATTCCTCTTTCCATTGTCATTATCTCACCCTCTCTTTAAGTACAATATCGTTATTTGTTGCAAGTAATGCAGTATTTTTAACAAAGTCGATCTGTTGTAACTGCAAGATGATAGGCAGATCATTATCAGATATATCACACTCAACCCATCCTCCATATGTCTGCAAGAAAGGTACTCGCGGTGAAGAATATTGACTAGACATGTAAAAAAGTGATCCATATCGGTTAGTTAGGTCGATAACAACAGAAAGATCTATATTACGACCATATAAAGCATGCTTCAAAGTAGTCCGTGCAAGCTCAAGACTAGTTGTTTTTTCATCATCTTTTATAATGTCAAGTATTGCAGATTGAGAGCCATACTGCGTTGTATTTGGCGTGATTTCAGTTACTAGTCCATTTCTATTGATTGCATAGTATCCATCAAAGTGTACAACGTCTTGGTCAGATGGATCTTTTATATATACACGTAAAACCTTTGGATTTTCGCCAAAGTTACGGCTATTTTTCGTAAGTTGTAGTACATGCTCGTGCTGTAAGTCGATGTAAGTTATTAGTCGTGTATCATCTGTAGGTGCAGCATCAGAACTAGTACCATCAACTCGGTCATAGTATACAGAGGTATAATATGTCCATTTGCCATTACTATCAATCATAAATCCTTCTCGAATGTAGTTTCCGTGATGAGCAGCCTGTATACTAGTTTGTAATACAGATGATGCATCAACAACTGAAGTATCATCTTGTACCACTGGTGCTCCCCGCCAGTTATTACCTTCAGGATCTAGAATATCAAAAGTTAAGAATGGAGTTGTATCATTTATCCCTAAAAAGTAACAAAGAATTGATGAATGAGACCTTAAGAAGTCGTTATAACTAGATTTAAGCCAGTCATATGTGCCACTGCCATCTGTATCTTTTTGACGTACTTTTTTAACAACAAGGCCTACTAGGTTGACAAAAGTATACTCATTTCCGTTTGTAGATTCAAGGAATAGCGGATAATTCTGCTCATAATACCCTATATATGGGGAAAAAGGCGACATGTTAGACACTCTATAGTTACCTTCTCGATTGAATCTTTGAGTAAGTGGAGAACCTTGTGCACCTGCAATTGCAGATGGTACAAGTATATCATAGTCTGATGCATCATATGTTCCACCTTGTATAGTAACAATTACTTCTTCACGTCCAGTCGCATATCTTATATCAGATTTTATTACTGGACGACAATCAAGCACACGACCGGATAAATCAAGAGTTGTTTCATCGCGCCACTTATTTTTATTAGAATCTTGCGACAAGATTGTTAAATCTGTGTTTTTATTATTGCCAGAGTAAGGTGCTACCGTGTTTCCACTTGGGTTAGTGCCACCACCACCGTCAGTATCAGTACTATGAGGTGCTTGTATAAAATAATTATTTGGATATGCTAGCAAAAATAATCTATTATAACTGTTAGGATATGAAATACCAGTAATCGGATTAATACCAAATGGTACCATCCACAATGGTGAATCAGCTTTTATAGGTATAGTGCCAGCAAGCGGTGTATTTGGGACATCAATTAAGTCTGAAATAGTATACGGCAAAATCAAAACATTTTGAGGTAAAACAGTATCTGAGTACTTTACTTTTCCGTAATCAGACAAGAAAGTTCCGGTAGAATCTGCCATACGAGACGAAATCTTTCGCGTGAAAAATGTATTATATAGTACATATTCTGCATCATCATTTTTTATTTTTCCTATTGTGGCTGACTGATAAAAATATAATGGGCTATTACTTGTGTAGTTTATCTGATAGCCTATTAGATGTGTACTATCAGGCACAGGGGCATATAATCCCATAGCTTCAAGCTGATCTTTATCTAGATCTTGTACTATAGGTTCTGCAGAACCATTGCTATCGATAAACTTTTGTAACGAAAAGTTTAGAATATTTTTTTGGTCTGAAGTAGCTGTATCGGATCTGTACATATCAACTAGTGATTTTGTATCGCCTGGTATACCTGTATAAGGCAGTTTCTCAACATTCACTGCAGCTCCTGATATATTGAAGTTAACCCATACGACATTATCAGGAAAAGTAGTAGGAATTGTCTGTTGAACGTTATTTATAGATGATTTTCCATCGTAGTTAATCACGTAAGTATTTGATATAGTAGCAGGCATATATGGCATACGTGAGTAGTAATGTATTCCGTCAAACTCAAAGTTAGTACCAGTAATAAAGAACTTCAGCAGTACTTTTACATCAGTAACAGTTTCATGATCAGTGCCTATTTGCTGCTGCGAATAATGGCCGAGCAAAAGTTCTCCTTTTACTGAATAGTAACGGTCAGTTGTTGGAGTAACTATATTGTATGATCCATCAGCATTTTTTTCATGCTCGAAGAAAACATCACGATATATAGGATAATCGACAGTTCTCTCTGTCTTTATCTCGACAAAAGCATACTCAAAAGATGGAGGATTACGAAGCCAACCAATACTTCTAGCATCATAAATGTTATATCTATATCTTTTACCTACAAACCCGAAAACTCGTGGGAAATAATCATCTGAACTATATTTTTTCTTAAAGTTTACGTCACTCTCACTGTAGTTTACACCTGATTTGTCATTTGGTCGATCTAAATAAATCCTCCCATCGGATATATCTTCCCATGAGTCATACATCTTCCAAGCATCTTTGTAGTCAAATTTGGGGGTAAGTGTAACTTCATCAATAACATGGAAAGTTTTTACTGGAACTTTCCACATATCCTTATCTGTCTTCGCATTTACAAGAAAGTCCCATCTTTTAAAAGTATCGTAACAGTTTGTCCAAACATAGTAACTATTTTCGTCTGATATTTCACCATCAGACACGCTCACCATATCGTCAATTTCATCGCCATATTTTCCAAGATCTTGGTCATAAAAAGGATTTTTTATATACTTAAGTTTTATCGTGTCTTTGCTGTAGTTAAAATCGTCAATTTTTGATATAGGAAATTCCAACTCTTTATCTTGGTCATTACCTTTTGGAATCCAGACATCTACAATATACTGACTTTTTCTATCTAGATTTTCAAGATTTAACCAAGGTTTTTCAGTAGTATGAGATGATACTACTTGAGGAAAATTGTCAAATCCATAGTCATCAAACTGATTTTCTTCAGATCCATCAGCAGGTAACTTACCCAGGACAATAAATACGTGCTCAAATCCTTCTTTAGCAGTTACTGTAGTTAAATTGCCATTATCTGGCATCCCATTATCGGCAAAGTCAGGATCACCACTCTGAAAAGCATCTGGAAGTCTCTCATTAAGCCCAATACTTTCATCAAGTCCAATATCAAAGTCACCTTTTATGACATCATCAATACCGTCATTTTTTTCATCTTTGATCTTACTATCTATATCATCGGGAATAATAATCTTTTGCAGATTATAAGTGATTGATTCATCTAAAGAAGCAGCAGTTAATGAAGCATAGTCTGTTAATTCATTTGTATTCAAAAAGTCTACTATAGTTTCATTATTATAGTAAGATTTTAAATAGTAGTATATCGTACTTGGTGTTATCTCACTATTGCTGAGATTATCTGGATTATACTTATATATATGCATCAAAGAAGGATTGAGTACTGGGTTATCTTTATCATCGAACGAAAATGCAGCATCAGAAAGTTCTCCTGCAAAAATTTTTTCATCTTCTGTTGAAGCACTTTGCTTTCCATCTGTGCCGATAATTGTCTCAAGAATAGAATCACTTGAGAAAGAAGGAAAAACTCCAGTATAATCTGAATTTACTGTGTATTTCAAGTCATTGTAGTCATAGTTATAGATGCCTGTAGTATCCCCAGGCAATGGTGAAGTAGAATAATAACCAGCTTCAATCGTCTCTGGTCCAACTAGATTACTAAAGTAGCTATCAAACCATTTTAAAGTAATAGTAGATTTATTAGGAGTATACCCAGGTATCACCGGTGCAGGGATTGTCCAAGGATCATGTACTTTGTCTTGTTGATCTATACTTATTGAGTCGTCTGGTATATATCTTTCATATCTAAAAGAAAAGTTTTGTGTTTTTTCTTTGCCAGATCTAGTATCTACAACTGAAAAAGCGATGATACCAGAAACTTTTTTTACTTTATTTTCTTTTTCTGACATTATTTATACCTCCATCTAAAAATAGTGAGGATTTTACACCTCACTATCAAATATCAACTCGTTTAGTTAGTTAGCCCAGTTTGTCGAAGTACACGCCGCACAACATTTTCAGTGTTTCCATCTGCATTATTAATCGTGAAATTATTAATAATAGTACGGTTACCTGAACCGGATAAATCAGGTGTACTATATACAGGATTAATTCTCGGCGTAACCGCGAAACCATTCATCTGATCCATAATCCCATCTTTAATATCCTTTATAGGAGCAGTAGCAGCTGAAACATTATCAGCAATACCTACGCCAATCCCTTGTGCAATATAAACACCAAGTTCATCACGCATAAGCTTTGATGGTGACCCAACCTTGAAGTAGTGACGGAAGGATTTTACAACGGCTCCACCAAAAACTTTAACTTTGTCAACAAGCCATTCAAAAGCTCCGGTAATACCTCCCCAGATACCTTGGACAATGTACTTACCTACATCCCAGATACCTGATAAACCTTCTTTAATATATTTAGGAATCTGTCCAAAGAAATGACCGATATTTTGTCCCCAATTAACAATTGTACCCCAAGCGGCACTTAACGCATTTCCTACAAAACTTACGACAGAGCCGAATGCATTAGCTATAGCACCAGGGATAGCTGCGAAGAAATTAACAATTCTGTTAAAAGCATTTTGGGCGAAACCTACTAGGCCGTTAAATACACCGCCTACCCAATTAGACACTTCATTGAAAATGTTTCCAATAGCCGCAGGTATACCTTTAACAAAATTAACAATCGCATTAAAAGAATTAATTGCAATATTTTCTGCGGCAGTGAAGATCCCGCCAATCCAATCAGACACAGACTTGAAAATATTTCCAATTGTCTGAGGTAAACTAACAACAAAATTAAATACAGATTGAATACCTATACTAAACATCTGGCCTACAGTAGCGAAGAAACTTCCTACAAAACCTATTGCAGATTTTATTCCATTAAAAATCTTAAATGGAATCATTGCAATCTGTGCTAAAAGCCATCCTACAAAAGTACCTGCTGATTGAAGCATTCCATTTATTGCAGTATTTAACAGACCAGGAATCTGACCGAAAAATTCACCGATTGCAGAAGGTATTCTTCCAAAGAAACCAGTAACAGAATTAAAGACGCCTGAAGCCCAGTTACCGATTGAAGATCCAAGTGAACCTAGTGCTTTACCAGCCTTACCTGGCAGTTCTGTAACAGATTTAAAGAAATCACTTACACCTTTCTTTGCGCTATCGAAAGCTTTATCAGACCATGATGCGATACCGGAGAAGAAGTCAGATACCGATTTACCCATATCTGTAAATAACTTGCCAATTCCAGAGAATGCCTTTGAGAAACCGTCGGCAACATCTTTTAACATTTTTTGGCCAGTTTTCGTCTTGGTTACGAATAGAGTAAAAGCTACGATAGCTGCAGTAATCGCAAGAGTAATTAGAACAATGGGATTAACATCCGTAGCAAGATCAAAAAGTTTCATGATACCAGTACCAACTTTGACTGCTGTATTATAGATACCTTGTGCCGCAGCTGCAATCTTCGTTTTACCTGCTAGATCTTTGAAATCATCAGCAGCTCCAGGAACGCCTGCTGTAACTTTACCTATTCCCCAAATAGTTTTGCCTAAATTTGATATACTTTTTACTGATCCACCTACAGTTTCACCGATAGTACCAACACTCTTTAAGAAAGTTCCCGTTGCTGTTACACCGGCGCCGATTGCAGGCGACATACCGATAAATCCTCGGATAAACTTAGCAGAGTTATCTTGAGATCCTTGTGCCCAAGTTAATCCTTTGTTTAGCATTTCGATATATCCGCCGTTAATTTTCTGAGTACTTTGCATCGCTGTATTTCGTAGTGATTCCCAGTTACCTGAAACCTGCTCGATACTAGAGCCTACGTTTTTCTGCATTTCTTTAGCTTGTTTATTCAAGAAGTTTGTAGAAGTAGCAGTATCGCCTGTATCGTGTACCATTTGCTTCATTGAAGCGGACCATGACTGCTGAGTATTATTTGACTGATTAGCAACCGCTTTTAAAAGTGGACGGATAGCTTGCATACCAGCAGTACCAAACATTTTTACAAGATAGGCGGATTGTTGTGTAGCAGATTTCCCTGAAAGAGCTTTGTTTAAGTCTGCAAGTATCTGTGGAAAACTCTTCATATTACCCTTTGCGTCAAGGTAACTAAAGTTTAACTGCTTCATAGCATTTTGAGCTTTAGCACTCGGTGATTGAATCTGAACAAGAGCATGGTTGAGATCTTGCGATGCTTGTGCTGCAGATGCACCGGTGTTAGTTAGCAGCCCAATTGCATTAGATGTCGTTGTCATGTCCATTCCCATCGCTGCAGCATTGCCGCCCACATTAGACATGGCTTGATTCATATCTTCAATAGAAGCATTAGAAATATTAGCAGAGTCAGTTAAAATAGCAGCTGCTTGCGTAGGAGATTTTAGCGAATTACTCCAAATATTCATAGCTGATTGAACAGTTGATGCAGTAGTTTGAAGATCTGAACCTGCGGCAGTAGATGCTTTAGCAATAGCAGGAAACTGTTCCTTTATTTGTCCAACATTAGCACCGGCTTGAGCCATCTGAATCATAGCATCGGCAGAATCTTGAGCGCTCAGTGGCAATTCAGCGCCCATCTTATTGGCTGTATCACCCAAAGTTCCGATGTCTTTTGAAGTACCTCCGGCTATTACGGCTGCTTTATTTAAGCTGGACTGAAAAGTACCAAAACTTTTTAAAGATTGCGTCCCAACGGCAGCAATAGCACCGCCACCAAGCTGTAACTTCGTACCCAAAGATTTAAGAGTATCTAAAGTAGATTTTTTAAGATCAGCAATCTTTTTCTCATAAGCAACAGTACTAGGTGGACGGATTTCGCTCATAGCACCGATTGAAGCTTTCAATTTCTGTGTTTGTGAATCAAGTCTTGTAATCTGATTACTCATAGTTGAGTAAGCTTTAGTACCTTGCTCAATCGATCCAGTATTAAGACCTGCAGCTAGATTTTGTTTGAGTTGTTTACTTGCTGCATCTGCGTTGCTTAAACTAGATCTTAACCCAGATAATGCACGATCCACTGCAGATGTGTCACCGGTGAACCTAAATGCATTACGTGTTGAATTAGCTAAGCTGATAGATGATCCTATATCAGACTTTATACTTCTTATCGCTTTAGTAACTGAGTTTGCATCAGCACCAAACTTAATTAAGAAATTTCGTGATGTATTCGCCATCTGTCGTCACCTCCTTAAAAAAAAAGAGGACACGCTAAGCGCTCCTCCTTTTCTCAGACAGCAAAAATTTATTATTCTGCAGTCACAGTGATGACAACTGACGCTGTTTTTGCTCCATCAACCGATGTTAAGTTAATTGTATCTGTGCCGGCTTTTAAACCTGTAACAGTTACTTTACCAGCATTATCTACATAAGTAGCAACGGTTGAATCAGTACCTTGTAGAGTAACTTGCTGATTAGATGCATTAGTAGGCAGAACGTTATAAGTAAAGTCAGCAGTTTCACCAACTTTAATAGACAATGTTGAAGGTGTTACAGATACACTATCAACTGATACGATAGAAGAATCGAAGTCAGCAGGCATCAAAATCTTGGAATTATGCGTATCAAATACTGCTGCATTAGCTTCAGTACGAAGAATCGTCATATGCTTGATGTTTTTTACTTCACCATTAATCATCATATCGAGACCTTTAGAAGTCAAAGTACGTGTGTAAGTTTTTGGATTAATCGTGTCTTCATCTTCATCATCAGATTCGCCCCATGTAGATGAAGTTACACCATATAATACATCAAGTTGTAAAGTATCTCCCTTATCAGAATGAACAGTAATTTCACGCTGAAGATTAAAGACTGGATATAACCCAGTTGATGAGAATCCTCCGCCTGCAACAACCTCTTCGCCAGCTTGTACATGTTCAACAGGTGAAATCTGATAGTTAACTTGCTTAACAGTAACTTTCGATGGGCTATATAAAGTCATATGGATTTGACCATCAGCATAATAGTCTTTGCTTTCTTGCTCGGTAGAGATTGGGAAAGCTTTTACCCCAGTAGCAGTAACAACACCGGTATCTGTTGAGTACATGATATTTTTTGACCCGTGGGTCAAAGTTCTTGTGTCATAAGCCATTTTTATTACCTCTCTTTTTTAAAATTACGGATTTTTTGTCCGTTTATAGTAATATCAACAAATTTATTTTGCAGGATCAGCCGGTGTAGTCGGTGCAGCCGAACTTGCAGGTGCAGCCGAAGTTGCCGGAGCAGTTGAAGTAAGGCTAAATGATTTCTCAATCTTCATATCTGAATCAACCCTTTTATCAAGTACAGAAGTAATAACTGATCCGTTAACTGTGCTTGGCAAATATGTACCAAAACTGTCGCCAATTAAATATCTACTTGCATTAAATGTGATTTTGATGTTGCTATTCTTTAATTCATCTGTTAACCCTGGCATCCTGATAAGATTACTCATAGTAATGGAATCAGGAATTGTTAAAGTACCAAGATTAGTATTAAATGCATTTAATAAGTTATTATTTGTTATAGGAAGTGACATAAGATTAATCGCGTTAGTAATTGTTGACCCATCGACAAAATTATCTGCATTAGTTACTTTAGGTAAATCAAATGAATTTAGTCCGTATGTATCATCAGATAAGCTAGGATTATTAGCAAACATTTGACTAATGTTTACTGCATTACTCATATTCATACTTGCCATCATAGTAAATGGCGTAACCGTGCCAAAGTTATCAAACATATGACTAAAGTCAGTAGCAGATGATGTATCTAGATTCTCTGGGTTGACAAGTGATATATTTGCACCTTGATAACCCAACCCGCTTAATCCAGCAAACAGATATTTTGCATCTTTTACAGTTAACTTATCTTCAAACTGAATAGCAATTGACTCACCATTTTTAACGACATCGTAGAATGGTGATACTGTATAATCGGCTGTATCAGGTGTTTCTCCTCCAGACACATGTAAAATAGCAGCATCATCAGCAGATGAAGTTACCGGTACAGCATAAAACTTAGCAGTGCCTAAAGTACCTTTCAAATTATTCTGCGCATTATCATAAGCATCTTGGTCAAAACCAGTAATGTCGCGCTTGATTGTAGCAGCCGAATTACCTGCAGTAAGTGACCCTTCGACCATCAAGGTAGACTCAATGTAATGAGAATTATCAGTAATATCAAATGAATCAAAGGTATTGATAATGTCTGATCCTAATCCTAAGAAATAATTGTTTACATTAAGCACGATTGCGATTACTCGTCCATGAGGGCTAATAGCATCAGTAGGAACCAAGATAGCACCTAAGATAACTGGATCTGACAAATATTTATATGCATTTTGGTCAGCATTCATTAATTTTGTGATGCTCTGATGGTTTACAAAAACTCGTTTCTCGTCCCAGTTACCTGAAACTGAATTGATTGCATTTTGAAGATTTTCAATGCTAAGATCGTCTTCTTTCCATGACTGATTCGTCAAATCGTCTGTAGCAATAGGATATACAGCACTAAATTCAGATCCACCATCAGTAGTAAGTCCACCAACAAGAACAGCTTGTTCCAACTGTTTGATTAGGTTATAAGGTGCTTGATTTAACAGCATTTGTACAACTGCATCTGAATTTTGATAAGTATTTTCGTCAACTTTAAGCAAACTGTAAATTGCTTGTGGAATAAGTGTACGTAAAGTAAGAGAAATAGTATCTTCAACCTTTTGTACCAAAGTTGAGTGTGTATATGCATCAATAGAACCCTGTCCAATGTTGATTTTACCAGCATCTGCATTAAAAGTAAGATTTAAGTTATCTAAAACTGCAGAAGAGGACATTGCTTGATATGCATTGACAATTAATTTTGATGGAAGTTGTGCTTCATCAGCACTTTGAATTACTTTTTTATCTACCAAAAAGTTTTTCCAATCAGATGAAATTTGACCTTGCGTAAACCGGTCATTCTTCACGATGTTGACATACTGCTTTACTGCATCAACTGTATCTAAGTAATTATTCATTAAAATCACTCCTTTTATTTGAATATAGATGTAATATCACGACCAAAGAAATCTCGGCCTTCATCTTGTAAGAATTTACTTTCAAAACCTGCCCATTTGCTTCCTTTTCCGTGTCCAGCTCCTCTCAAGTTAAGCGTATGTGATTGAATCGCATGTTTTCCTGTATCAAAGAAAAGTCCGTATGTATACTTGTAAGTCATATCCATCATAACTGCATTTTGCAGGTTACTTGCGCCGGTGTTTAATGGAGCAACACTATGCCAATCATTTTGTGCCTGTATAGCAGATAATCTAGCATTTTCAGCGATTCCTGAACGTAAACTTAAGATTTGATGAATACACTCTTTTTCGGTAAGTTTATCTAGATTGTCTATATCGCTTAATTTTAAAGTTTGTGTTTTTACCATAAGTATCACCCAACCATTACAGCAACGTTCTTTTCGTATACTGCTATATATTTTTTGTGGTCATCTAACGTCAAAGGATTGCGCCGGACATAGCCATTGTTTATAAAAAATTCATCGTCCATAATATTATAAGTAACAGCATCAAAAGTAACATTTAAATATTGAAACTGACTATCAGCATGCATAGCATCAAAAGTTGCCTCAAGAACAATTATTTTTTGATCTACAGAGTTCTGGTCAATGTTTGCTGTATATCTTACAATGCTTGTATCCTTAAAATAATCTTTAAGAATCTTTATTTCGTCTTGCATCTCTTTGTAGTCAAGGATCATCATTATACTCCCACCTCCATACGAGTAGAATATCGACTTATTTCAGTACTATTTAAAATAGTATATACACGTTCTGTACCATCAAGCATAAAAGAAATTTTGTCGTACTGCTGTAATACACTATAATTCCCGTTAATTGTAATTATATATTTTAACATAGTACCTTGGAAGTTTGACGAGTACCAGTTTTTTGCAAATATTTTAGGTGAATCCACTCGTGCAATAGTTGATAACGGTTTTACTGTAACAATATTTTCATCTTGATTTTCTTGTTTTGTTAAAGTAACACTAACTAGCATATCGCATCGCCGCCTCATACTCTTTTAGAAGATTTGTGTGATAAGTCATGATACTAAGTGGCAAAGACTGACCTAAAAGTTCGACAAATACTCTTTCTTTACAATATCTTGACAAAAGTTCGTTATTGGCCGATTGATCTATGTCTTTATTTAGATTTTTAGCAGTCAAGATAGCTGCATCTTCAATTTCTTGGATTCTAGGTTGCCATAAAGTATACGTACCTAGATCTACTTCAAGAATATCTTTATAGTCAAATAAAGCCATTTTATCACCTCCATACTAAAAAAACCTGATGGTTTTTACCATCAGGTTTAATATCAACTAATTTTATTTAGCAGTTACAGTAACAACAGCTGCAGCATTCGATTTCATAATTGAACCAGCAACATATGCGCGGCTTTCAATGTATTGAGCATTTTCTTTGATTTCGAAAGCAGACAAAGTTTCAAGTCCTTTTCCAGCAAATCCAACAAGATAATCTGTTGTATTAACAACAATCATTTGTCCTGCAGGCAAAAGATTCGTTGGCACGATTTTCGCACCAAAGTTAACTGTATTATTAAGGATACTGATAGCCATATCATCACGTAATGAAAGCAAGTCAGAGTAATCTTGCGCAGAAATGAACAATACTTTATTTGCTCCATCTACAGCGGCGATTCCACGGATAATACCTTCAAAGACTGAGTTTGCGGCTACTGGTGTAGAATACTTATCAGTTAACAAAGGATATACTGCATCAAAAGGTGTTCCGTCTTCATTAACCACACCACCAACAAGAATAGCTTGTTCTAACTTAGCAATTACATGTGCTGGAAGTTCACGAAGAATATAATCAATAAGTGGGCCACCCTTCAAGAAAGTCATCTGGTCTATATTTTGCAACTTGTAAATAGCATCTGTGTTAATAGGACGTTTTTCAAAAGTAGCATGCTGAATTTTCTTTGTAGCTAACTTTTTGTGGCCCCAAGCACTGTCACTAGACGTATCAATCGGTAAAATACCATCGTTTACATTGTACGTAAATTTAAAGTTGCTCAAAACTACTGAATTTCTTAGGTTTGTTTGGATGTCACCAATAAGATTTACTGGTAAAAGTTCATCTGCATCAAGATCTTGAGTAATAACTTTCTTTTCTTTCAGTTTTTCATCCCACATCTCTTTTAAAAGACTTGAATCGCCGTGAGACATCGAAAGACACTCAATAAAAGCTTTTTTAGCACCACTAGTTTTTAAATAATCCATTTTTATTACCTCTCTTTTTATTTAATTTTGTAATCTCTCGCAAAAGCATAAATCTCACCTAAATTTTTATGCTTTTTAGTGATAAGATCAACAATGCCGTTCTGAAAATCTGTCATAGCTTGAGTTACAGTTGCTCCACTATCTTTATTTCCATCTTCATTAGCTGGATCAGGATTGTCCTCACCATCACTTGATAGGTTATCATTAATATCGGAAAGTGCAGAAGCAATACTATTCAAAGCTGCAACGACTTCAGAAAAATCAGCTACATTATTATTTGATTTGCCTGAATCTTTACTACCTGTACTAGTAGTTGATTTACCAGTATTATTATCATTTTTTGTAGCTGTAGCAGGATCTGCAGGTGTATTTCCAGGAGCTTGAGCAGCTTGAGTAGTTTTACCCATTGACTGGAAAGTGATAGACGCATGTGTATCAGCAGGTGTAGGAGTAAGCGATAGTTCAATCAAAGTGAAATCTTGCATCGCGCCTTCAGCATTTTTTGTGCCATTTGCGAAACCTACTGAAACTGACATCGCGTGATTTTTAATAGCTTCGACATATTTATCATGGTCTGCAGCTGTATTAAAAAGCATACCATCAAACTCGAGTCCGTCATCTGATACTGATTGCATCGTAACAGAACCAACAGGCAAGCTGTTCCAGTCATGATTCCACATCAAAGGTAAAGATAATCCTACAAGTTTCTTTGCATAGTTAGCATCAATCCGTACACCAGTTAAAGATTCTTTTAGAGAATTGGCAACTCCATGGATTCTATCCTCTGGGGTTACAGAAAGTAAAAATTTATCCATTATATATCACCTCGTAAGTTAATATCATCATCTGTGTTATCTTAGTTACCTGATCCTGATGAATCTTTCGCAGCACCTATAGTATCATTAGGCGTAGGCGCAATATATTCTGTACCATCAGGATTAGTAAGCCTCTTCGCGTTTGCATTAGTCCAGATAATCTTACCATATCCCCCTTCTAGAGGTTCTTTACCTAGACCTTTACGTACTTCATCAGCTGTCAAATATCCATTATAAATCCCCTTATTAGCAAGATCAGTAAAGCTTTCCAAAGTAGAGAACTGTAACAAATCCATGATGACATTGATACTATATCCATTTTTATAGTCATCATAACCTAGAATTTCTGCATTTAAAAGCTCTTCAAGTGCATTTGAGATAGGTTGGATATGTGTAGCAAAGAAGGCACGGTAATTTTCTTCGTTATATTCACCGGTTAAAATCTTTTCATTAATATTATATGTTTCTAAGATTAAAGACCGCAAGTCGTTTAAAGCAGTACCATCTGGGGATGTCACTTTTTGGTGATCTTTGATGGATTCATCCTTTTGAGTGATAAAAGCTCCATGCTTATCTATCTCATTTCTGATATTTGAAAGTTTTGTATCAATCTGATCTTGAATATTTTCGTCATTAACCTTCAACTGTGTATTTAATTCTAGCACATTTGGAGCTTGCTTTGTACTTAAAGTAGTTAAAAGTTTAGTATATTGATCTAGAAGTTTGCGTGGTCTACGAAGTTGAAGATATTCTTTCTGAAAAAGTTTATACCCAGGAAGTTCGTCTTCACTAAAATAGATTGACTCAAGCGCACGTTGATTTGATTGAATCTTATAGTATACTTGTCCATTTTCTAACATTCCATGTGCGAAAATATAAAGCAGGTCATTCGGTGTCTGCGTACTATTAGGCTTTATATTTAGTAGATAACCGATCTTTGTTGAGTTAGATATGTCTGAATCTAAAGTTATTTTTACCTTAGTAAACTCCTTTGCAATAAATTTCGATAGATTGAGATAAAGATCAAACTGATCAGATGTTTCAGGATCAAAATAAACTCTATTATAAAGATTTCCAGTTATAGGAACAACGACATCTGGTGATTTTTGTAAAAACTTACCGAAAAAGTCAGCAATACTCATTTTATCACCTCCTACTCGTATTTATATTCAATAATATCGGAATCGTCAGAGTTCAAGATACCACTGAACGCAGCTGTCGCTGCAGATACAAAGTCAATCTGTGCGCGCGCTTTGTCTTTATTAGGGAAAATGTTTCCATTCGCATCGACTTTTACTCGTAAGTTTGTAAAGTTCCAAGCGATTATATCGCTCGCTAAAAATAATTTTTTATTGTCAACATATGCGCGTATTACTTTTAAGGGTTCAGACAGATTAGCAACAGATTGTTTAACAGTTTTAATTATGTCTTTACCATATGCATCTTTCATCATTTTTTGGAAGTCAGCTTTATAAAAAGCATCGCCAAGAACCTTTTCTAATATTAGTCCATTTTCACTCAAAAAGTTATCTGTGTACTCAGCTACTTCAGAGCTTTCAATCATTGGTGTATCAACTAAAGTAAGTGTGCCTTCATCAACATATCTTGTATATCGCTCTTTTAATTCTCTACTTATCTTATTTTCATAAGTAGACCTTGGAATAAATCCATGTCCATCTATATAGTATGAATCAGTTGATTCATCATGATAAACAAAACATATTACCGATAAGTCATACACGGCAGATAAGTCATATCCTACATATACACGTGCACCACGAGGGATTTTCTTGAAACCTTCTCGAGAATGCTTAATAACATCTTCTGTAAATAAAGCATTGTATTGTTCTTGCGGGATATTGAATACTTTTGCAAGGATTTCTGCTTGAGCAACAGGATTACCTTCAGCTTGTGTAACAAGATTCTTAGTAATTGACTTATCGCTCATGCTATTTATAAACGGCAGTGCTTTTTCATACATATCTGGGTTAAGTACTTCAGATATGTCATCTAGCTTATAGATAATAGGAAAAACGGCATCATCTTCGATTTCACCGTGTAAAATTTTCTCCCATCGTGAAATATATGAATCAAAGGTAGCGCCTCTAGTTTGTCCATTAGTAGATGAGTAGAAGATTGTATATCCTGTGTCTTTTCGTTTATTAGCAGTAGACTTACGAACGTTCTCAATAATGTTAGTTGTGTAAGCATGAAATTCATCAAAGACAATCATTCTGACATTAACACCATCAGCAGTTCTGTTATCCATCGCTTTAATTTGTATTGATGAATCAGTTACAGGATAGTCTATCTTATTAATAATGGGTCTTAACAGATCTCTCTTATAAAACTCGTAAAGATTAGATCGCTCATCACGTACAATCTCTTGTGCAGTGCGAAAAAGCTCTTGCGCTTGCAATTTTGAGTTAGCGAATACAAGTACATCTTGCCCACGCTTAGATCCTACCATCATAACGGCGATAGATAAGCATGCCAAAAAAGTTGACTTACCAGATCCAGCACCAATAATAACAGGCAAATCTGTTATAACTGGTCGTCCATCATCGTGCTCAAAACCCATCATTTCAATCCAGAACTTTTGCTCGGGCTCTAGTTTGATAAGACGATCTCCACCTTTCTGTAACCACATATTTTTTTCGATAAAACTTATTATCCTAGATACCCATCGGTGATTATACTTGTAAACTTTTATATAATGAGGAACTCGCTTAAGAGCTAGACCTACTTCTTCACTGATGGGTTTACCAGAATCAACTAGATTAATGACTTCTTGATAGTATTTCATGTATTTCACCGAATTTCCCCCCTTTTTATATTGGTTTTCAGTACTTATTTGTGATGGTTTATCAGGAATAAGTATTTTTAGTCATACTACAGTGTACCGAAAATTTATTCACAGGATTCTACCCCTGTCATCTCGCAATCTTGTCGAATAAGTTCTAATTCCTCTTCTGTCATTTTTTATCATCTCCACTTTTATCATCATAGTCGTCACTTAGCATCTTTCTAGCAAGCGAACTGAAACTTTCAGAATCCTTACTTTCTTTTGTAAGTGCTTCAATTTTGGCAGTTGTCATAGGGTCAAAGTACTTAGGATATTTTTTTTCATACAAAGATATGACTGATTTTAGATCTCTAGGTGTTGTGGTAGTAGCCTTTCTGCTAAGCGTCTCATTTCCGTCTTCATCATACACATAAAAAAGTTTTACTTCAGTAGTGGTCTGATTTAAAAAATCTAAAAATTCATCCCAAACTGATTTTGGTATACTAGGACGCATATCTATCACCTCCATGGTAGTAATATCAGCATTGATATTTATTTTATAACATAAAAAAAATCATGGTACTAAAGTCCCATCTTTAAAACATTTACATGATCTTTACACTAGAATATAAAAGTGTGTTAATAGATACATGATTATCTAAAATGCATGTTACGCAATGTATATAGAACAAAAATATTATACGAGTAAAGCCCGGTACTATGCATTTGTTAAATATAAATACTGTTTGTTGATATTTTATATGTATTAAAAAATAAATGCATCGCGAGGGATGCTAAGGAGAATATTATTATGACTAAAGAAAAAGTTGTTTCATTCACCGATAAAAAGGAGCAGTACGAACGATCTCTTGATGGTCTAACAAAATATTATGCTGCAGGGTTCAAAAAAGAATGGATTGATGAAGGCGATTTGAAATTCATCGACTATTTGAAAAGTAATTTTGATACTGACAGCAAAATGGAATATGTTACAATCACTTTCTCAAAGTTAATTATCCGAATGAAGGAATATAAAAGATTGCAAGATTCAATTGCTGAAAATGTAGGCAATGGCGAAATTATCTTCACAAAGGATTTTAAACTTTGTGGTAATTTATACAAAAAAAATACATATTTAAATCAAGTTGCTGGTGATCTGCTTGCTTCGTTTGATCTAATGTTTAATATCAATGGTTCAATCGAAGTAAATAAATTTTTAACAAATTTTATCTGTATTCATAAAATTGATCCAGTAAATAATATTTTTAAACAAATTAAAGCTGAAGGACATGAACGAAAAGGTATCGTTGAAGATTTTGTTGAAAACTACATAGGATATACTGATAAAAATTCTGATGAATATAAACTAAGTAAGTCAAATATCATCCGGTTGTTTAAACAAATTTATTTCAAGATTAATCTTTCATCAAAAGTTCCAGTTCAGGAATATAAAAACCCTTATTCACAAGCTTTCTTCTTAACAGGCTTTCAAGGTGCTGGTAAAACTTCATTTATTGAAGGTATGAGTTTTAATCTCTTCAGTAATCATACTTCTTTTCAGGATCCGATGCATCCACAACTTCGTGCAAACTGCTTGGTTTATCTTGCTGATGAAATGGGAGCAATTCGTACAAAACGTGGAAATGAATCTTGGAAAGCTGATGTATCTGCATCAATTCTTTCAGCAAATATCAAATATGAAAAATCTGCTAAACTTTTTCCTGCACGTTCGACTTGGGTTATTGCAACAAACGAAAAAAATATTTTAACTGACACAACATCTGCTTCATCAAACCGTCGTGCGATGATTATTCCATTTAAAGATAAAGGAAATTCTGAAGATTTTATCAAGAAAATTAAAAAATTCTGGTCAACTCGTTGTGATAATGCTGAAGGTAAAAGTATTAAAGGCGATTTGTTATATGATACAAAACAGTATTATATGGACATGTGGTATACAATCATTTTTACAGATGAATATGCTGATACTGAAATCGACATCAACTATAACGAAGAAATCAAAAAAATTAATAATAATTTTGCTTCTGAATCACAATATATGTCTGATGCACGTACTGAAATCGCTGAATTCTGCGCCGGTTATATTGCCATTGCTGATGGCAATTGGAAATATTCAAAAACTTCACAAAGAAAATCTTCTATATTAGGCGCTCGTGCTACAACTGAAGCTCAGTTTATGGACAATCAATCGGATTCATACACTGCGCATGAAACTGATACTTTCGGCGAAGATTACACGTCTTATAGCCAAAAGGATAAAGTTATCAAAGTTAAAGATTTACCATGTATTTTCTTAACTGACTTGACAATGCTTTTACGTGAAGATAAAGTAAAATATTATGGTAATCAAGAAATTGTTGATGCGATGACAAGCTTAGGATATACTATGAAAGATCTTAACAGAAGAACAATTTTTGTCTTAGAATAAAAGCTTTAGGAGGCTGAAAATTATGACAAAAAAAATTGAAGAATGGATTTATGATGAATCTAAGTACGCTTCAAAAAATCCTGATAAAATTATTAAATATTTACTCGAAAATAAGATTACTTTAACACCTTTACTTAATAAACATCCATTTCTACAAGGATGGAAAGAATATGATTATTCATCTATAAAAAATTATGGCGGCACGCTTACTAACTGGGTAAAAACATCAAATGCGTATTACATGCATAATGTAGGTCTTATAACTGATAAAAGTATGCTATGTCTTGACTTTGATCCGGATCATCATGAAGGTGTCGATGGTAAAGATCTTACAAAACAACTGATTACTGCTTTAGGCGGTGCTTCTGCAAGAACACTGTATTGCTCAAAACCAAAATCTTATAATTTGCATCTTTTCTACAAAAATAATAATAACTTTGATTTTAGAAATACACAAGGTAAATTTTTTGATTGTGACATTTTTACTCATAATCAAACTGTCAATGTTATCAATCCATATAGTTTTAAAAATATTGATTTAACAAAAGGATTTATCGAGCAAATGGCTGACACACCTGATGCAATTGTTGAACATATCATCAAGGATGAAAAACGCAAAGAAGTAATCCGTCAAAAAATTTACACAAAATACTCGCAATCTCCACTAGAGATAAAAGGCGATGCTGCTGAATGGCTTGAAAAATACATCAAAACTAAGATTGATAGTGGATGGTATCATATAGGAGCTCAAAATACTGACTTAAATCGAACTATCTGGTATGCTCATGAACGAGGTATTGATTATTTTGTTACTTTGTCTGTATGCCAAAAGTTAAGTGATGATCTTTTAGGATATGGCGATGTATCGTCTATTGTGAATTCAGTTTATGGAAAATAACAGCTTTAGGAGGCTGACAATTATGTACTTATTTGAAAATCTGAGAAAAACCGTGTTATTTGGTCGTGCACCAATCGAGACTTACTTCTTCTTTTACAAAGCTACATCAGATATTGATACATCTCTACATGATGCAATTGAAGCAAAGAATGACCTAAATGAAAAAAATGAGGAGTCAAAATATTACGACTGCCTTATATCAATATTAACTGACTATAAAAAAGCTGATAAGTATGACCGCGCTTTATTTACTGAAATGCTTAATTGCAGAGGTCAACGAGGTTTTGTAAACAAATCAGATATTGATTTCAATATGATGACTACTTGCAACTCAGAAAAAGTTACAAAGATGCTTTTAATGAATCATTGGGTACTTGGTAGGACATACTATAAAGAAGTTTACTTTGTACATGATGATGTTTTATCTATTGATGCTGCAAAGCGATTTGGAATATCTTTTGATGACAAAACAACGAAATACATTAAGGATAATATTTTATAGGAGAATGATAATTATGGAAAATACTTTTGATTTTTATGAAGATGTAAATCCAAATGATGAAGCGATTATTGATACTATAGGGATCAACTACAATGACTTAAATATTTTTGATTTTTATGAAGATACAAACCCAAATGATGAATCAATTATTGATACTGTAGGGATCAACTACAATGACTTAAATATTTTTGATGAAGACAAGGAGGACTAAAAATGGTAAAAGTTTATACAAGAGCTAACTGTCAACGGTGTCGACTTACAAAAATGGCACTTAATAGGAAAAATATCTTATTCAAGGAATTTGATATTGATGATAACCCTGAAAAACTAAAATTTTTTAAAACTTTAGGGTTTACATCTTCACCGGTTGTCGAAACTGATACTGATACATGGTGTGGTTTCCAACCTGATAAAATTAATAATATCTAAAATTCTATTTTAAACCTCGAATTTTTAATTCGAGGTTTTTTTAGATATAATTTAGATATATAACTAAAAGTTATGTCAGACATATAAACTAAAAATTATATATAAAATAATAAAATAATTATTTACACGTAAATCTTTACATAATCTTTACAAGATCTTTACACTAATTTACAAAGATTATATGCGAATTTCAATATTTATCTGTGTTTTTCGGCAAAAACTATGAATTTCTATGAAATACTATGAATGACTATGAATGGACTATGAATTTTCGGCATTTTTTGCAGTAACTCTACTCGATTGATACTAGTTGTATAGCGCTGATTTCTAAAAAAATACTATGAATGACTATGAATGCATTTTTTCAGAGCCATCCGTTGAGTTTCTATAGGTAGAGCTGAAAATTTCCGAAATACTATGAATAAAAAAAAGTAAAACTATTATACTAAAATTGAATCTTTACAAACCGTTTTACATTTGTATATACAAATATATAAATAAATTTAATATAAATACAAATAATCAACTAATTACATTGGTATATATATAATATAGTCTGTAAATTTTTTCCTACTTTGGGTTTACCCTTTTTTTTTTTCAGTATATTCATAGTATTTGGTTTTTAGCATAGATTCCCTTAATTAGTACTGAGTTTTTAGATTCATAGTCATTCATAGTGTTTTTTTAGAAAAACTCTCAATCAATATATACTAGTAAGGTTGAGCAGTTCATAAATACTATGAATTTTTCATAGACCATTCATAGTCATTCATAGTATTTCATAGTTTTTGACAGATTTTCAGTATTTTTTTAAAAAACTCAAAAAATAATTACAGATTGGATTAACGATTTTTATATATAGTTTTTCATTGGTACATTAAATATATATTTTTTGCTTAGTTGATATTAGTTGTGTCATAATTTGACGCCTCCTAGCCCTATACTTTTTTGAGTATAGGGTATTTTTTAGCATCTTTATTTACATTCTATCTTACGGTCTAACTGAAGATAGATACGCTACATATAATCATACGAGACATATATTAAAACCTAGCACACCGCAGAAATACTTGTTTAGTTTGATATTACTTGTGTTATGATTTGATACCTCCTAGCCCTATACTTTTTTTGAGTATAGGGTATTTTTTAGTATATTTATTTCCATTCTATCTTGCGGTCTAACTGCAGATAGATACGCTACATATAATCATATGAGATATATATAAAAACCTAGTACGCCGCAGAAATACTTGTAGATCTAAGGTCTAAAAAAAAAGGAAGACAAGAAGTCTTCCAATTAATTTTTAGAACGGAGCAGCTATTCCAATAGAAATCTGTAGTCGGTCCATAGGTTCACCAAAAACGCCTGCGTAAGTGTCGCTATAGCCGTTAATACTTGTTCCGTCATCACATACTGTGTCGAGCCAGTAAGATCTTTGTGTTGTCTGTGACCGATACCAAGCTTGTTGATAAGGTTGGCCAGAAGGTGTGATGTATATCATTTGTACAGCATCAATGGTAGCACCTAATTCGCCAGCACAACCATTAACAGTGTCATTAATATTACCTTGATATACCCAATCCATCCAACCGATACCAATAGCATGTACACGGTACTGAAGAGAACCTGAACTTACTCGGATAGACAATAAATCATGTGAGTGACATGGATAACCTGAGAATCCATTATCTCCACTACCAAAGTCAGTCACTTCATCAAGCCAACTTCCATTTTGGATATGCATACGATAATATACATGCACTTTAGTTATGGGAGCAGCTTGTGGTGCTGGAGCCGGTGCAGGTGAAGAAGTATTTCCACCAGTAGCACCAGCAATGCGATTCCATCCGTCACGGTCAACGTAGAAAAAGCTACGATCTAGACCTGAAGCACTAGTAAATTGCCAACCAGTCATTGAATCCCAATTACCAGTTGATCCAATAAAGTCTGGCGGATTCCAACCAACATCATACATCACCGGATAAGCTGCCATCCAAAGTGCTGCACTGCTTGATAAGTATCCACTGGTCTGATTTACACCATCTTGACCGGTGTAAATCCCAGCTTGCTTGCCACAGATATTTTTAACTGCAGCGATGAAAGTTGCGGCCCAGTGGCCATTTCCCCAAGCAGCATTGCCGCCACCTTCCCAATCAAGCCATAAGATAGGGCAGTTTGGCTGTGATAAATATCCTTTAATGTTATCAATGAAATATTGTGCTTCAGAGATAGGATTGCCACCTGAAGCATAGTGATAAAGTCCCCAAGGTTTATTTTGGGAAATAGCTTGCTGTGCAACGTAGTCGCAGTACGGATTGACATACCCTGTACCTTCAGTAGCTTTGATAATAACTCCGTCTTCACCATGTGAGCCCAAAGCGTAGTTCCCTTGATAGGATGATACATCTACAATTTTTAAAACCATTTTAATCATCTCCTTAAGATAGAATATCAACTTAGAATCTAAAAAAAGTGCCAGATTTCGAGGAGTTTCTGGCACGGAATAAAAATATAAAAAAAAGGAGAACAAATTTTATGAAGCGATAAAAAGAAAAAGAACGATTTGGTTTTTTAAAACCAAATAGAATATCAACAACTGTCAAAAAAAAAATAAAAGTAAGTCCGCCTATCCGAGCACCGTCCCGCTCGACTCGCTCGACTCACTTAAGACCAAGATTTATGGTGTCTGGGAAGCGGCGATAGATGTAGTGTATACTTCATCGATGCCAGCAGCGGTAATCCACACTGACGGACAGTTTGTATAAGGACGACTAGTAGATAACTAGGTGAACTTTATATTTATGCGCTTTATCAGTAGGCTAGTCAACCTTGGCACACTTAGGTCACTAGGTTGAGCGGGATCTAGGCCTCTGGGTCTATGCTTCTGTTCTTTTGCCGAGCGAAGTGTGCTCGGCTATGCTGGCGAGAACCACCACGCATCCCCTGTTTTCTTTTTTTCTTAAAGGTCTGCCAAAGACATTTTTTATTTTCATTGTAAGCGGGTCGCCCATCTTTGGGCGCTTTGGGCAATAATCTTCGTTTTTTTTATGAAGCACTGAGCTTTCGTTCCATTTCATTATTGCACTCACGCAATGATAGACATACAAACACTTAAGTAGCACTTCTTCGTATAGTATCCATAGGGATTATTTTAGATTTTACATTGGCTAGTATATATGACATAACCAAATGTTATAATAAGCAATCTAGTATGTTCTAGTTGCATGTTATGATATTAGTATACTAGAGTATATGAGGAAGTGATCTTATGAGATATAAAAGACATGGTGATAATGAGCCATGGGGAAGATTGTACCATACTAAACGATGGGAAGATACAAAAGCTTATGTCATTGAAAGAGCCCATGGCAGATGTGAAGAATGCGGTAAAATGGTTAAAGGCAGATTCATTATCCATCACAAAGAGCTTGCAAACGAAGATAATTTTTTCAATCTTGACATTTTAGAGCTTACTTGTCAGTCTTGCCATAACAAATTGACATTTCATAACGGAATGAGACGATCTTATCCTAAGAAGTCTAGTACAAAAAGTAATACAGATTTGATACCTTACAAGCACTAGAATGCTGATACTAAGATATGTCTAGTTGATAGAACTGTTGAGAATCTGATGAAAATACTGTTAGAGAATGCTGTCCTGGATTTGCTCCACTAAACATTTTCTAACTTTTTTTTTATTTTTTTTCTTTGGTTTATATCAATGAAAACATTGCCATACCTTTTCCAACTTTTCAAAAATCGGCAGTACATTTCACAGAACCATGGGAAAACGCTACGGCTACTGCCTGGCGGACACCTCAGTTAGGGGGGGATCTATAGTAAGTAATAAGCGCTCAGCATTTTAATTCTAATTCTTTTTAAAAAGATTTATTTACTATCTACAATCTTTTTTCTTTTTAGTTCTGAGCGCTTTGTATACTGAATACAGACATCTGTACACAACAACATTATAATATTAAGCTTTAAGTACTTGATAGACAAAAGAATATTATCAAGATACTTTATAAGATTTTCAGTAAGAAAATATTATTTTATTTAGATAGTATCTATCAAGACATATAGTCAAGCAAGTAAGATATACTTTATATAAGTACTTAATACAAAAGTTTATTAATATATAACCAATACTCAATGGTATACACGAGCATTATAAATAAATAACCATATATTGTCACGGCGTATTATAATATATAACCAATACTTACTATCTTATAGTTATCTTGCTATCAAGCAAACTTTAATAACACAAGTATATCCTTTTAAAAAAATAAATATTAATACTTATAAAAACAAAGACAATAATCAAGATACTTATTGTATATGCCTATGGTACTTTGGTCCCATCTTTGATGAAGCAACTATATTTTAAAGATATAATGTACTAATCACTTATGTATACTAATAATATTGGGTATCAATATTAGTAGACGCATATATGAATCGCATAGTACCGCTACTCGTGTACATTAATATTATTTATTGATATTATATATGTAATCAAATAAAGGTTACAATAAATAAATAATGGCTTTAGGAGGCTATATGAGGTGATTATGATGATTAATGGATATGAATGTACATATGATAGCAAAAATAATCTGTATATAAATTTGTTTAAAGACAACACTTTTTATAAAAAAGTACCCGTGCGTGACTTTGATGGTGACATCATAAATGATTACTCTGCTTTCACGGATAAGGAAGTAAGCAATTTTGCTTATATAACTTACAAACTAATACTTCATGGAATTGACACGATTAAGCATCTTAAGTATGAGGTTATTGAAAAAGATACGTATACAGAATATAATATAACTGATGGCAAGCAAAAAATAAATTTGCGGATTGAAAATGAAACTTTTTAGGAGGTCTTCAAAATGAACACAAAAGAGCGAAAGAACTTAAAATATAAAGTTGAAGATAAGGAACATTTTACATGCTATGAGATAACTGACGGGAATACAACTATTGAGCTGAAAACAAATAATGATGGCGATGGATTATGGTACAAAGATCGTCAAGTAAGAGGTACAGGTTTCTTCGCATTACCAAAAAGTTATTCTGCACGTATGTCAGCTTTAAAGAAATTATTTGAGGAATATAAAGAATTTTAAACGAAAATCGCCTTACCGATATTATAATTAATAATTAAAGTGAGGTGATTTTTTATGAATACTTTATTCTATGACATTATTCGTGAAGCCGAAACTCCAGAAATCGCAATCTTGATTTGGGCTTCACTAGTTGATATTATCGTAGGTATCTTGAAGGCTTGTTATCAGTGGAACTTTTCATCGGTAACATCAGTTGCAGGTATCGTAAAGCATATCA